GAGATTGCAATGAGACAAAGGGATCGTTTGATTATCCTTGGTCCTATTGTTGCTAGACAAGAAGCAGAGTTTCTTTCTCCTCTTATTGAACGTACCTTCATGCTGATGATGAGATCTGGGATGCTTCCACCTCCTCCTGAAGAAATGATGGAGGTTGATTTCATGGTGGAATATGTGAATCCTGTATCAGTTTCAATGAGATCAGTAGAACTCAATGCAGTTTCACAATTGATGCAATTCATTATGCCTTTGGCACAGATTGATCCTATGGCAATTGAAAGACTCAATATTAGTAGAATTACTGAATTGGGTGCAGAGATCCTTCGTGCTCCTGCATCTGCAATTAGAACGAATGAGGAAATGCAACAGATTATGGAAGCACGGCAACAACAACAAATGGCAGAACAACAGATGCTTGCAGGACAGATGGCATCTGAAGTTGATAAAAATGTTGCTGATGCGGAAGCAAAGAGAAGAGTTAATTGATGTTTAAAAAAGAGGAACGTAGAAGAACTTTATATTATGAGCTTTTTAACAGTCCTGCTGGTAAGGAGGTATTAGCTGATCTAAGCAGGAACTATAAAATACTCAGTACAACCTTCGTGGAAGGTGATTCTCATCTTTCTGCCTTTAAGGAAGGTGCACGATCTGTTGTAATGAGTTTAATGCAGCTTGCAAGATCTTCCCCACAGGAGGTTATGCAACATATCAAAAAACTAGAAGCTGAATATGGAAGAACCGACCAGTGAACCCGTTGCGAATGAAGTACCAGCGGATAATTCACCATCCTTTGATTCAACCAGTCTCCCTGGAGATTTAGCTGATGAACCGAGCCTTCGTAACTTCGATTCTGTCGATAAGTTGGCTCAAAGCTATGTCCATCTTGTACGAAAGATGGGAGCACCGCCTGAAAACTTTGTCCAAGTCCCTAATGCAGGAGAATCTTGGGATGGAGTATATCAGGCACTAGGAAGGCCAGAAGAACCATCAGGCTACAGTTTTGATGATTATGAAAATCAGCCAGGACAGTTTGATGAATTCAGAGGCAAAGCACACCAGTTGGGTCTGACTCAGAATCAGGCAGAGAAATTGTTGGAAATTTCTTCACAGGAACAACAACAAAACTCTAAGATGCAGCAACAGCATATGGAACAACTGGAAATGGAAGGTCAACAAGCCTTGATGAAGGAATGGCCTGGAAAAGAGTATGACAAGAATATGGAATATGCTCGTCGTGCTTTTGGACAGTTCGCAACTCCTGAACTTCTTCAGTTTGTAGAAAATACAAGGATTGGAGATCATCCTGAAATCATCAAAATGATGTCTAACATAGGCAAAAGTTTTGCTGAACATCAATTGTTAGTGGGCACAGACTCACCAACTCAACTCTCACCAGTCAATGCACAGCAGAAGATTGATGAGAAATTTGGAGACAAAGACTTTAATGAAGCGTATTTGAACAAGGAACATCCAAATCATGATTCTGCAGTGAAGCAGATGTCACGATTGTTCCAAAGTGCAAACGAATAATCGGAAGCACTTGAAGTCCATGTGAAACCTTTCGGGAGACAATCGCTTTAGCGACCTCCCTGTAGGAAGGGTTCGGAGTCCAGGAATGGGCAACTCCCTTTGACAGTTGGACACCCAACTTAAACTACTTAGAAAGGTATCCTATGGCATATGATGCTATAAATACCTCCATGGTGAAGCAGTACTCTGCGAATGTGCAGCATCTGCTCCAACAAAGAGGTTCAAGGCTTCGAGGGGCCGTAACCCTTGAAACAGGCAAGATCGGTGAAGAGGTCTTCATGGATCGTGTCGATGCTACCGATGCGGTAGAGGTCACATCCCGTCATGCGGATTCTCCGTTGATGGATGTCCCACATGATCGCAGACGGGTAACACCGAAAGATTATGACTGGGGTAAGCTTGTAGACAATCCCGATAAATTGCGTCTAATTATGGACCCTACCAGTGCATACGTTGAGTCGGCTGCAATGGCAATGGGACGTAAGATTGATGACATCATCCTTTCTGCTGCTCATGGAACTGCATATGGTTCTGGAACGAGTGCAGGTGCTGATGCCAATGAAGCAATTGTATGGCCTGCAGATGCAAGTCAGGATATTGTTGTAGGTTTTACGCAAGCTGATCCAGCTGCTGTTCCTGCAAAGACCCTTACTGTCGATAAGCTCATCCGAGCACAACGCATACTTCAACAAAATGAAGCAGATGACTATGATGCAAGTGGACGTTCTCCACTTTTCATTGTTTGTTCATCGGCCCAGATTGAAGGCATGTTAAATGATGATAGTTACAAAAACCGTGATTATTCACCTCTGTATGCTCTGTATACAGGTGATGTGGATCATTTCATGGGATTCAACTTCATCAGAACTGAAAAAACCACTGTCGCAAGCGAAGTGGAAGATGTTTTATGCTTCCATCGTGCTGGACTTGGACTCTGCATCTGGGAAGACATTGTTGCCCGTGTAGATGAACGTCCTGACAAACGGTTCAGCCAGTACATCTACTTTCGGATGACGATGGGTGCTACACGTTTAGAAGAAAAGCGTGTTCTCAAAATCAAATGCAAAAACGCTTAATCTGAAAGGAAAATTATGGCTGCAATAACTGCAGGAACTGCCCCCGATTTCTATGCAACGAATATGGGGAATACCGCACAAAGCGGAAATGCCAAACCTATTATGCGGAATGTCGCAGATATAGGTGGGCGTATGCGTGTAGCCTATGACACATTTGTTATAGGTACTACTGGAACATGGGCACTCAATGGATTGGTACCCGTTGCTGTGCTCCCCAAAATGGCGAAAGTCTGGGATATTAAGGTGTATCAATCAGCATCTTTGGGAGCCAGTAAGAAAATATCAGTAGGTTATTTGCCTACAGATGGAACTACTGCTGGAGATGATGTGAAATTCCAGGCAGCAACTGCTGCTTCTACTGCAACACAATGGCTCTTTACTGGAGTCATTGCCACAGGTGCAGTAGGTTACGCTCTTCCAGCAGAGTCCTGGATCACTCTGCATCATACATTGGGATCAGGTGCTGCTGCTGCTGGAACTATCCAGAGCATCATTACCTACACAATCGACTAAGGAGGCTAAATGGCGGGTGCTGTTGATATTTGCAATATTGCGTTGACCAATCTTGGTGAACAAAAGATTGTTTCTCTTGATGAGAATAATGAACGTGCCCGTCTAAGCAAACTTAGGTTTGATGACGTACGGGATACCGTGCTGCGACTCCATCCGTGGAATTGTGTCACGGCCCGTACTATCCTAAACAGAGACACAGATACTCCTGCATGGGGGTATACCTACCAGTATTCACTACCTAGTGACTGCATCAGAGTCCTTGCAATCCATGATGCAACTATTGCATATAGGATAGAAGGATCAAAACTCCATACGGATTCAGGAACCATAAAACTGAAGTATATTCAAAGACCTTCTGATTTGACGGTTCTTGATGCAAATGTAGTCAATCTCATTGGGATTCGACTTGCATGGGAGTTGGCAGAACCTCTAACTGCCAAAACTGCTCTTAAAACTGAAATGTGGCAGAAGTTCACATTAGAGTTGGCAACCACCAGAAGTATGGATGCCACAGAAGGGACACCAGAATATTTTCATGGTTCAACATGGTTGGATGGAAGAATGGGTGCATTCACTGATCCATGGAAACCTATTGATGCACCTGCAGAAGGTTATTCTAAAATCTGATGGCAACTAAGTATCGGGTTCAGAACAGTTTTGCAGCAGGAGAACTGTCACCCAAGATGTATGGTCGGTATGACACCGAACTGTACAAACAGGGGACTAAACAGATGAAGAATTTTGTTCCTCTTCTTCAAGGTCCTGCAAAGAGAAGACCTGGAACCTATTATGCTGCTGATGCATCAACTACAACTTCAGAGGGTTCAAGATTGATTCCTTTCCATTTTGGAGAATCAGATAGTTATGTTTTAGAATTCAGTAATAACAAGATTCGATTCTTCACTCAGAATGGTCAGTTGAAAGAGTCTGGTTCTGTAGCATCAATAGCAATTGCGGGGGGTGTTGGTATCGCAACTGTCGATACGATTGTCCATAATAGTGATCATACAGAAGCAACCTACACTGAGGTTTCCTTAACTGGTGGAACAGGATCTGGAGCAATTGCAACGGTTGTTGTTAATGCTTCAAATCAAGTTGCATCCGTGACGATCACAACTGCAGGAACCAGCTATGCGGTTGATGACACTTTAACGATCTCAAAAGATACCATTGGAGGTGCTGTAAATGCGACTTGTGATGTTGCAACTCTTGCTACATATACAGCAGGGACTCTAACTGCAACAGGAGGAGGTGGAGTTGACGGTTCCAACGAATTCGCAGGAACTTATACTGTTTCTGGAGGCGTAATCGATGCTGTAACTATAACAAATCCTGGGAAAGGTTTTACTTCTGCTCCTACGATAGTAATAAGTTCTTCAGGGTCAGGAGCAACTTTAACTCCTACTTTAGGTAGTGACAATGATGATCCCTATGAACAAACAACGACTATTTCAGAAGCACAGACCAAGACCTTTGATTTCACACAATCTGCAGATGTAATCTATATTGTTCATCCTGATTTCCAACCTAAAAAACTAGCTAGAACCATTGATGCAACAGACTCAACGAGAGCAGCAGATGATACAGTATGGACCCTAAGTGATGTTGATTTTGAAGATGGTCCATGGGATGAAGTCAATACGGATAATGCCAAATTAGTCAAGGTTACAGCAGTAACACCAAGTGATTATGCTTGGGCAGCAGTAGACGGAGTTGGTGTTGATACAACCCAGAACCGATTTACTCTTTTTGGTCATGGTCTTATGAATGGGATGAAGATTAAGTTCCCGTCAGGAACTGGATTGACTGCAGGTAATCTTGTTACTGCAGATTCGTCGTCATCTGATGAAACTCCTTTCCCTTCATGTAGTGATGATGCTGATCCTACAACACTTGATGGTACAGAATATTTTGTTGTAAATGCACAATCATCTTCTTTCCAGATTGCTATAGAAGCAGGTGGATCTCCAATAGAGTTTAAACTTTCCAAGCTGAATAATCTTAGGATTGACTCGGTTACTATCACAGAAGGAGGAACAGGATACGGTGCTGATGTAGCTCACGGAGATTCTACTGGAAATAAATTAACTGCTACTAGCACTACTGGAGGCTCTGGGTTTGCTGCGACTTTTGAAACAAATTCCTCTGGTACAATCAATGGGACAATTAATATTAGTAACAATGGGCGGAATTATGGAAATGCAACTATTGACATTGTAGATGCATCAGGAACAGGTGCGAAGTTAACGCCCGTTATAGGAGATGCATCAGTCGTTGAATGGACAGGTAAGTTGGATCTTCAAAAGAAAGTCATTGCAAAAGATAAGAGTTGTACTATTACAGCGTCTGGACACTCTTTTGATGCTGAAGATACTGGACGTCTTATCAGAGTCAATGTATTTGCAGGATCAGAAGCAGAAAAAACCAAGGGTATACGGTGGACATGGTTTAAAATAACAGCAGTCGCAGCAGGACCAACACCTCCCGCACTCGGATCAATTACTGCAACTTCTCAAGGTGAAGTAGGTATTGTTGATGTCAATACCCGTGAATGGAGGATGGGTATTCTGGGAGGAGATTACGAATGGCCTAGTTGTATCCAAATCCATCAACAACGTCTTGTAGTAGGTTCTTCGACCCAATATCCCACTACAGTTTGGTTATCAGAAGCAGGGGATTTCCATAGTTTTGCACCTGATAGCAAGATTGGTATCTCTACAGGTGCATCTGATTCCATTGGTCAAACGATCATGGGAGAGCAGATTCTAGATAGTAATGCCATCAGTCTGACCATTGATTCGGATACTGTAGATGAAATCTATTGGATTGCTGAAGGAAAGAAACTCTCACTAGGTACTTCTGGAGGTGTCTTCAACCTCTATGGTTCAGAGAATAACTACACTATTACTCCTACCAACTTCTCTATCATACGTGATACATCCTGGGAAGCAGCAGATGTTAAGCCTGTAAGGATTGGTAATGCCATGATCTATGTACAGTTTAACAAACGGAAACTCCGTCTGCTTACATTCAGTGGGGAAGATGTCCAATATGAGTCCAGAGAGATCTCATATCAGGCAGATGAACTGGTAGGTAAAGAAATAAAAGAGATTGTCTATCAGAAACAACCTCATTCTTTGACATGGTGCCGTATGAAAGATGGTACTCTTGCATCCATGTCTTTTGAGGACACATTAGAAGTAGTAGGATGGGGTCAACATGAAATAGCAGGAGTCAATGGGACTGAAACCGATGATGTTTGGAGTATTCAGCATGGCGAAGTTGAATCAATGGCAGTCATCCCTGCAGGAGGACGGGATCAATTATGGATGATTGTTAGAAGAAATATAAATGGTGGCTTTGTCAGGTATGTCGAATTCCTTGAAAAGTTCTATGAACCTACTGAAACAACACAGGATCTTGCACATTTTGTAGATTGTGGGCTTTATAAGACTGATTCTTCAGAATTCACTACTGCAAACTACCTGCATCTGAAAGCTGAAGAACTAAGAATCCTTGGAGATGGAGCAGTACAACCCAATGCAACAGTTAATTCTTCATCAGGAGTTCTGACAATAAATACAGCAGTTACAAAACTGGTTGCAGGACTACCTTATAACTCAGAATTGACCTGTCTGACTCCTAAACAGGCTGTAGACGGAAGTTTATTTGTAGTTGGTAGGGATAGGGTGGTAAAGGCTCATCTTCTCTTACACGATACTCTAGGCGTTAAAATAGGACTATTCGGTCAAGATGATGATGACCTGGAAGAATTCATTTTCCGCTTAACACAGGATGATCTGAATACGATGGTTCCTTTATTTACAGGTAATAAAACAGCAAATATCTTGAGCAGATCCTTGGATGAGGAACAAATCAAGATTCTATGCGATCAGCCTTTTCCAATGACGCTGGTTGCTCTTGTTTCTGAACATGAAATGAACGTTTGATATGTATTGGGCTTTAGGTACAGCAGCTTTTGCTCAATTTGCTTCAGGAGTAGGCAAAGCTAATGCTATTAAAAGAAGTTCTTATGCAGAAGCAGATGTTGATGAAGCATATGCTGATGCAATCCTTAGAAACCACTTCAGTAATGTCCAAAGACAACGTGATAATCTTTACGACTTTACTACAAAAAGAATGGATCAGGGTGGTCAACAGTTGGCGTTGGCTGCTAGAGCAGGTGATCAGGCAGTTGGTAAAGTCAGAACTGCAACAACATCTTCGGGAGCCATCTCTGAGATGGGTACTACCCAGGATGTGCAGGTCGAACAAGCCTTTGATGCATGGTACAACCAACAACAGGTTGCTATGTCTACTCAAACAGATGTTGAATCTGCAACTAGAGGTTACAACCAATGGATGGAAGCAGACTATGAACAAACCATGATGTCCTATAATAACCTTTATGCATCGGCTAAAGCCAAACGATCAGGTGCTGACGATATGTGGGGTGCTAATATATTCTCATCATTAGCTGGTGCAGGTGGAACCTACGCAGCAGGATCATAATGATTATTCCAAGACAGTATTTTAATCAGCAGACTCCTCAAGCACAGATGCAACAGGCTCCTATGACTCAGGCTCCTCAAAGAGGAACTGCAGATACAGGCCGTGCAAAAGCAGAACAAACTGTCTTTGAAAGCATGGAAGGACTCTTTGCAAAGCTTGGAGGGGTTGCTGCAAAGGCTGAGAAATCTAATCAAGCATTAAAAACAAAAGAAATAGAACGTCAGCAGGATATAGATGCTGCAAAACTAGCAGATGAACTACGATATAATCAAATTCCTAACTGGAAAACTGAAGATCTGAATACTAAGGGTTTGACTGACTATTTAAAAAATACACATCAGTTTGATAAGCCAATCGAATATTCTAAAAATAAAGATATTAATAAAACCGCAAATACACGGTTAAAACTTAAAAGACAAGGAATTATAGGATCTGCTTTATCAGATATTAATGTTGAAAGAAAATTCCGTCTTGAACAAGAATTGGAAATAGGTCGTGCAGATGCATTGTCTGAGTTTCTTATCCATTC